ATCAAGGCACATGACTTTCGGGTCGCGGCTTTATGTTATCGGTGTCACATGCAAATAGATCAAGGAGGTGCAGGCAAAGAAGAGAAAAGACAAGCGTGGGAAGAAGCACACAGAAAGACGATTGGATTGTTATTTGAACGAGGAATCTTAGATGTCATCACTAAATAAAGTTATGTTGATTGGTAACGTAGGCAAAGACCCTGAGTGCCGTTACACAGAGTCAGGTTCAGCCGTAGCGACTTTAAGTCTGGCAACCACAAACCGCTGGAAGAACAAACAAGGCGAGCAGCAAGAAGAAACAGAATGGCATCGTGTTGTCGCCTACGGGAAGCTGGCAGAGATCATCGAGAAGTACATTGATAAGGGAAAGCCCATTTACATAGAGGGGCGTTTACAGACTCGGAAGTGGACGGATAAGCAAGGCATCGACAGATACACGACTGAGATCGTTGCGGACATCATGCAAATGCTCGGGCAGAAAAATAAGTCTGAAGAGCCCGCATTCTGATGGAACAAGGAACAGAGGAGTGGAGGCTTGCAAGACTAGGGAAGGTGACAGCTTCCCGTGTCTCAGATGCAAGGTCTAAAAAAGGTACGGCTACAAGGGCGAACTACATTTCCGACATCATCGCGGAACGACTCACAGGAACGGTAGCCGAGACATTTACGAACTCTTATATGGAGTGGGGAACTCTTAATGAGCCACTTGCACGAGCTGCGTATCAGATACGAACCGAAAGGTGGGTGGAGCAAGTTGCTCTTGTGGATCATCCGACGATCCATAACTTTGCAGCATCGCCTGATGGTCTTGTTGGTGACGGGCTCATCGAAATAAAGTGCCCCAAAACTTCGACGCACATAAGCTATCTGACCTCGGGCGAAGTACCTACAACCTACAAGAATCAAATGATGGCTCAGATGGCTTGTACGGGCCGCAGATGGGTTGATTTCGTTTCCTTTGATCCTAGACTGCCCGAAAGACTACAGCTCTTTGTGGTGCGTTTTGAGCCGTCTGAAAAGGATATTAAGAATCTAGAAACGGACGTTGTTAATTTTCTAACTGAAGTGGATAATTTAATGGAGAAGCTATGCACTGGAAAGAATTGATTGAAAGCCAACGATCCCCACGAACCTTCAGACCCGTCGAAGAGATCTGGCGCGAACACGGCTGGAGACCACCATCCACAGAATGCCCAGACACCATTGAAAAGCACCGAGCTTTTAGAGCGTGGGCACTGGCTGGAGATCATCAAGTCGGTGAAGTCCAGTGATCGATCGGAGATTACGCAGGCTTATGAGGCTGCTATGCCGTATGTCGTTGCGGACTGGGCTAACTGGCTTTTGTCGAAGCCTCGTGCGGCTCGGCTACCGCTGATAGAAAAGATTGCAAAACACCACGGGGACGAAGTTGGGGAAATGGTGAAGAGGAAACTTACCGAGCTACACCGCGACTCTTTTCAAAAGAGCGCATTCCAGCAATCCCCAACATCCCGCTCAAAATAACCCAGAGAGCATCAGTGTCCAACATAGGAGGGGGCTTTACTTCTCTGGGAACATATCCTTCAGCCTGCAGCCAGACCCACGCCCAGACGAGAATGGGATAAAGAAGGAACTGGTAGGCCATCGCGCCTGCACCAACCCAACCTATTGCGGGTCTCCATCCGGCAACAAAGAGATTCTGATTCGCAGCCTCGACCTTATTAACTTCCATCTGGCCGAGGTCAACAGCCTGATCTATTCTTTTAGCCTCAAGCTCAAGTTCCATCCGTTCTTTATCGGATGTATGAAGGTCGCCGATAACCTTACCGACGGACTCAACGACAGATGAAATACCTAGGATGTTCACAGCTTCAGTGCTCGGTTAAGCCAGCCCAAAAGAAACTTAATTTGTGACCTGTCTCTCATCACGATGTCCCGATAACGAGCAATCTTTGCAAGGGCATAGGAAGCCACAAAAAGCTCTTCGTTCATCTGGTTGAGGGCTTGTATGGTCTTAGCCCCGATAACGCCGTCTGGGGCCGTTTTAACGCATATCTGGGCAAGTTTAGAAGCCACAGAAACACCCGCGTTAACTGCGAAGTTAAAGATAGAAGATGCGATGACAGGATTGAGTTGGTCGCCCTGTACGCGATCCCAGAACTCAGACTTGTAGAAGTCCCTGACCATTTGAGTCGGTGGGGTTTCGTCTCTGTCGATAAAGCCCCATCCCGGCCAGTGCGGGTTCTTGTTTCTCGCAATGCCCGCGTAGGTTAATCCGCCGGTGTCGCCATCAATCTTATGCAGGACGTATCCACCTTCGTCCTCGATCATCTTATTGAAGGCCGCTTCAAAACTCATTTATCAACTTTGGCATCGAGCTTGTCGAAGATCCTGCTTAACATGATCTTGATCTCGGTAATGTCTTGCTGATAATCAGACTTTAATACATAAGTATGGGGCAGACCCTTTTCCAACTCACCTAGATCCTTTTGCAGATCTTTCTGGGCTTCCCACAGAACACGGAAGAACCAGCCAGCCACGGCACATAAAACACCGAAGAGGCCGTTAATCAGATTTTGACTTTCCATAGTAGTCGAGATTCCTAATCAGCCGTTCATCATTAGGAGACAGTCTGACTGCCTCGGCTCCGTGTCGTATGGCTTCGTCTGTGTAGCCTAAATTGTAAGCAGAAATCGCTGCTAAGTCATGTGGCTTGAATCCCCACACCTCGGGGTCACAAGTATAGACAAGCTCTTTATCTTTTATTTCTAAAGCCATCGTCGCTGCGTGATAACACTCTCGCCACATTGACTTCGTGTAGTAGGACATCGCAGCATCGACCCACGGTTCTCGAGTTCCCGGAGCCTCGGCTATGGACATCCGAAACCACTTCAGAGCTTCCCAACCGTTGAGTTTGTGATCGTAGGCCTTGCCTAACAGTCTCATTGCATAACATCGCTCATTCGGCCACGTTGCTTCTGGCATGTTCAGATACGTCGTGAGAGCGTCTATAGCCTCATCCCAGAGATGGTAGAAGGTAAGCTCACGGGCGAAGTAAAAAGCGTTTCTAGGGCACCTAGGATCTTCTTTAACGGCCATCCTTAAAAGGTCGAGATACTGCCCTCGTGACTTAGTGGGATCGGGATGGTGAGAGACGAGAAGCATGTCTGTTTGGGCATAGACTTCTTTGATGCGGAGATCGGGTCTAGGGTATTCATGAATACTATGGTGGAACCTGTAGCCCTTCTTTGCGAAGATCTTTTCGTAGTAAAAGCAAATGCCTTGACCCCAATCGAATTTATATCTAAGTCTTGTAGTCTCTGGGGTCCAGACCCTTTCTATTTCCTCGCGCCATCCGGGCTCAAGAACCTCATCAAGATCTAAGGAGACGATTACATCAACGTCGGCAGGCACTAAAGCTAGAGCAGCATTTCTTGCTAGGTCAAAACGCCACGGGATGATTGAGATGTCGTAAACAGTAATACCGCACTCTCTAGCAAGATCAGCGGTTCCATCTGTTGAGCCTGTGTCAGCAAGAATGATTAAGTCGGCATCTTTGGCCGACTCGTAAAAACGCTTTACAAACTGAGCTTCGTTTTTTGATATTGCGTTAACACATATTTTCATGTCGTATCCATTGTTTTATATAGAATCTGCGCCTACAGAATCGCTAGGAACAATCCACTGGCAAGTTGCTTCGTCTAATACTGCGTCTGGTGTTGGTTTTGGTGGGATAAAAGCCTCTCGTTGGGGATCGTAGGTGTAGCCAATCCCAGCATAGTTCTTTCTGAAATTAGCGTTATACGAAGTCTGCTTCCATGTTCCACCGAGCAAACGCTCACAGAAGGCTGCACCGATGTATTCCTTCTCCACGCCGAAAGCATCAGCCGTGTCTTTGTTGTCTACAACGATCACTTGTTGGACGATGTTGTTTTCGTCAATGCGGGCGTAGTGAGCCATTCAAGCCTCCAGTTTCAATCCAGTTAAGTCCATCTCTTCCCCAACCGTACCTACAGGGAAGGTATTAAACGATAAAGATATGCGGGTTGTTTCACCCTGCACATTAGGAACCATGTGTGTTAAAGATGAGGGGAACAGAATCAGTCGGCCTGCATAAGCCTCAAACCACCATGATTCCGAGTTATACGCATTCCAGTTATCGGTGGGAAACTTGATCTGTTGCCAGCCGTCTTTGTAGAAATAAATCCTGTCATCAGGATTGGTCTGAACATAAAACACGCCAGAGATATACGAATTGGGATGTGCGTGCTTGTGGTGGTACTGACCTTGCTCTGAGTAATTGCACCAGCTTTGCGTAACGCGCAAGGACACGTTGTGCTTTGGATTGATGGTGGACTTGAAGTATTCACTCACGGAATCTTCAATGAATGATCTGAGTGACGTTAAGGCCGGATCACGCAAGACAAAGTTATTCGTGCTTGTCGTGTTACCCATATTCGGGCGTGTCTCAAGCTCACGGATGAAAAACAACTCTTCATCGCTTAACGGGCGACCGAGATCGGCAAAACCTACCGCTGTGGGAAATAGGTTATGCAATTGCATCTTCAATCTCTTTCATCTTGATGCCCATTTCCTCTAACTGCTCAGGAAGCCACATCGTAGGGATTGACTCTTCAAACTCTTTGATCTTGTCCATCACCCAGTAAACCTCATCCATACTCGGACAAGGGCGTGGATCATCCCAGCGGGTAAAGACATTGTTTGATATTTCCCACTTAGCACCGGGGCGAAGCATGTGCATCGCCGTATCAATGCCGAGGAAGCGGTAAATTTTTGTGTTTTCCATTTGACCTCTTATTGATTTATTTTGATGATGACGATGCCTGAGCCTCCAGCTCTTCCTGATGTGGCCGAGTCACCACCACCGCCACCACCTGTATTTGCGCTACCGGCAGTCCCAGAAGTTGCTGGGGTTTCAGTACCGCCGTTGCCACCGCCTCCATAAGCCGTTGCTATTGGCGCAGATGCAAAAGCATATCCAGCGCCTCCACCAGAAAAGTACCCTGTTGATGGAGTTCCTCCAGGCCCTGTTCCACCGTAAGCGGAAGCATAAGATGGGCCTTGCTGTGCAGCACCCCCAGCACCTCCAGCGCCTGGGGCAGTCGTAGATGCAGCACCACCGCTACCAGCAGCACCACCGCCACCACCATTCCCACCACGAAATGGAGAACCTGCCCAAACAGCAGCACCACCGCCAGTTCCTTGAGCAGGGGACGTTGACGGCGTATCTCCAGCTCCGGCAGTTCCGGCTGTTGGAATAGAACCCGCAACACTAGCGCCTCCACCTGACCCACCAGCTTGACCATTATTCACGGCAGCGTTAGTTGGGTCTGTATATTGACCTCCACCACCGCCGCCAGTTGAAGTAATGGAATAAGAAGGTGCAGGACTTGAAGAAGGCGCAGAAAGAATAGAATCGCCCCCTTTCCCGCCCCTAACACCAGTAGCCCCAGCCGAACCTGCCGCCCCAATCGTGACAGTAAATTCTTGACCAGCATTCACCGTTTGGTTTGAAGCAGTACGATACCCACCCGCACCGCCACCGCCTTGACCACTACCCCCGCCACCACCAACCACTAAGTAATCAATGCTGGTCACGCCCGTGGGGACAGTAAACTTACCCGAACCCTTGAATACGAAAACACTCTGTGATGGTGCTTGATATTTCAGAATGACAATGCCGGAGCCGCCTGAAGCGCCGTTATTTGATCCGTTGTCCGATCCACCACCACCGCCACCACCGCTATTGACTGCTCCAGGTGTACCAGGATTACCGCCAGCACCACCGCCACCATAACCTCCAGCACCCGCTGATGCTGCTGGAACTGCGCCACCACCGCCGCCGCCTGCGAAGTAACCCGTTGATGGAGAGCCACCAGGCCCAGCGGCACCATAAGCACTTGCAAAAGATGGGCCTTGACCACCATTTCCTCCAGTACCAGGATTTGAACTTCCGGCTGATGTTGCTCCACCGCCGCCTCCCCCAGTATATGGTGGCCATGCGCCAGCAGCACCGCCATTGTTCCCTTGCACCGTTGTCGTTTCACCAGAAACAGGTGTAATTGCTAATCTATTACCGCCAGTACCTCCTGAATTTGATCCACCACCACCTGACCCGCCGTCCTTGCCGTTGCCTATACCAGCAGACTGATTGCTTCCGCCGCCACCTCCACCTTTTGAGGTAACTGTTGAAAAAATACTGTCACCACCAGTTGTTCCAGCTGCTGAACCACCTGCATTTCCAGCACCTACGGTAATTGCGTAGTCAGTTCCGGCTGTGACCGGAAGTCCGGTGCCATACCGCATACCTCCAGCGCCACCGCCGCCACCTGTGTAGCCACCACCGCCACCGCCACCTCCTACCACAAGATAATCAACCTCAGTCACCCCAGTAGGGCAAGTCCACGTTGAGGATGCTGTGAAGGTTTGGATGATGGTGAACTTCTTAGCAGCACCACCCAAAAGCATATTGAGAATGCCTGTCATGTCACGCTTCCGGTAACGACACAAACTGTTCCGCTAATAAATAAGATGGTCGCAACACCTCTCGTAGCTAGTGTCATAGTCGCTTTATCACTATCTGTTCCTGCTATGTAAGCCGTCGTAATTGAGCAAGTGATTGTTAAGTTCCCGCTGGTGTTGTTGTAAAGAGAAATGGCATCACCAGCAGAAAACGTCGCATCAGGAATCGTGATTCCAGCAGATAACGAAACTACTTTGCCGACATCAGCAACAACAAGTGTTGTCGTCGTTGAGCTTACCGGTACGTTTAGAAACCCTAACGAAAAGTTGCTAGACAGATCTGGAAGCGTTGCCGTAACACTGCTAGATGTATTCGCGCTTTGCAGGGTCTGCGTACCAGCGCCAGAGGCGTTACCCTGAACTTTTAAGTTGCTCATGTCTAATCCTTAGC